AATAAAAGATATTAACAAAACCCATAATAACCATTGATATTGCTAGGATTTTATTTTATTCATCAAAAATTCGTCAAAAATAATTACCCAAAAATATTAGCTACACTTTCTGCAGCTTTTATTCTCATCTCATCTGTATAATGAATGTAATTGTGAATAACTGTATCGACCGTATCACCCAGTAGGCTTGCTACGGTTTTAACATCGACATTGTTTGATAACAATGTAGTAGCGTATGTATGACGAAAAGCGTGCATTGATTTTTCTGGGATGTATTTCTGTAATATCCTATTCGGTGTAGTAGTGTTACTTCGTTTAAAATTAAATAACCGATCTGTTGTACATACATCTTTGTACACTTTTAATATTTCGAGTAATGCAGGTGGTATAGGGATAGTCCTTATTCCATTAGTTGATTTTGTATAGGAGAAATCAAATTGATTATTTCCTAGTGCCACCCATTGTTTGTTTATCGAAATTGTTTTATTATCGAAATCAATATCACTCCATGTTATGGCTATTATTTCACCATATCTCGCACCTGTATATCTAGCTACCATAAACAACACATAATAAAGGTAGTTGATGTTTTCTAAATCATCTAATCGTTGCAATTCCTCTGTTGTAATAACAGATACTTTTTTTACATCACGTTGTTTAAGTGGCTTTATTGGTTTACAAGGGTTTTCACGAATTACTTTATATGGCGATATAGCATAGTTAAATATCATGTTTAACACTCTATAAGCAAGGTTTATTGTTGCAATTGCATATATAGATTTGTTGAATTGATGTAGTATATCTTGCGTTGTAATTGTTGAGAGTTTTTTATCTTTTAGTGCATCAACAACATTTAATGCATTTTTATATGTAATTAATGTGTTCTTAGTTGAATTAATGCGTTCGTTAATAAATATTTCAAAAAACTGAATAAGTGTTATATCTTTTAGACTGTCATCAAGTGGATTGGTGACAGTCTTTTTTAATTCATCAATAATTTTTTGTCCATAGAGCTTTGCTTCTCTTTGAGTAGCAAAACCTTGTTTGGATTTTTGCCTCCATTTTATACCGTCTTTATAGCTGACAATTATTTGGTAATTGCCATCTTTTTTGCGAACCGTCATATTATATTGCATGGTTACACATCCTTGCTATTAACCACGTGATAAAAGAATTCCTCATCTATATCTTCATATAATTCTCTTTCATGAGCAATCCGTTCTATTAGATTGATATGTTCTTCAGAATGGAAGTCATCGTGTTTAATATGTCCTAATTCGTGTAGTACACTAACTCGTTGTGCATCAAAAGGCTTATTTAAATTAACCAGTATTGAATGACTGCCATCTTCATTAAGACGTACTACTGCTGTTTGTGTTTTCTTTAATTGCGTATAGATCAAGTTAATAGACATAACAACACACTCCCTTTTTATTCAATGTTTAATCTATGTCATTTTCCCAATGTATTTTATCGTAACCGGTAATGTGAAAAAATAATTTATGAATTTCTTTCTTTATTAAATACCATAGCCCAATTGCGGTAATGGTGGATTGAATAAACATTGCTATAAATACAGCGTAAAAATCTTTTGTAAATGAATAAATCAATGTGGCAATAAATCCGGCGATAAAAATAGAAAAGAAACATGGGATTTGCGCATAATTTATACAATATTGAGTTATTTCATCTTTTTGATAATTGCTTAACATGATTATTTTCCCTCACGTTTCTTTAATCCCTCAATTAAATTAACAACAAAATCAATATCATCTTTTGACATATCTTCAGCTGCATCAAACAACAATCGCATGTCTGGATTATCCTTTAACTTATTGGCGTATTCTGCTACTTCTGGATCGATGTAATATGGGTCATTTATATCTGACTTATCTTCAATTAAATCTGATTTTTCTACACCAAAATAATTAGCCAACTGTTCAATTTTGTTCATTCTAGGCATTTTAGTTCCATTAACCCATGTTGAAACAGTTGATTTGTTTAACTTCAAATCAGCCACTAAATCTGCTTGTGTCTTTTTGTTTGCTGCTAATAAATTGCTAAGATTTTGAGCAAACACTCTCTTGTAATTAGAATCCATAATAAGCTCCTATTCTCCTCTCCTGCGTATCTATATATTAATACTTAAAGTAGTAAAACACAATACTATTTTATAAAAAAGTTTACTTTTAGTATTGACATTCTACTTTTAGTAAACTATACTAATAATCAAAGGAAGGAGGGGTACATTGAAGCGATTAAAAATTTCTTTAAAAGCTGCGAGAGTTAACGCAAATCTATCACAAGAAGAAGTAGCAAGGAAAATGAAGAAATCTAAGGTTACAATCAATAACTGGGAAAATGGAAAAACAGAAATTGATTATGGGAATTTGAATGAATTGTGTCGATTATATTCTGTCACCATGGATGATATTCTTTTGCCTTATTAGTCTACTTTAAGTAGATAAAGGAGATGAACCATGCTAGTACGAAATCAAAAAGACCTATTAGTAGCCAACAAGGTCTATGGAAACACATCAACTGTATTCGGTTGGGCAGGTCGCAACGCTAAGTATGCCGAGTACTGGCGAAAAATTATTAGGGAATACTTTGCTAAACGACATACAAGCAAGTTATGTAGAAAATCCATCCACGGCAAAATCAAAGAATGTCGTGAAGCAGATAGGATGGCAAAAGTAGAATCAAGGATTCCAGTATGGAACCCATAGTTTATACGATTAAAGACGTTGCAGAATTGCTCCAATGCAGTGAAAGCAGCGTCAACAATCTTAGGGAACGTGGCATCCTACGTGAAGTAAAAGGTCTTCCGGGCGTCCGCTTCAATAAAAAAGAAGTTGATGCTCTTGTAGGAATTGTGGACGAATACAGTCCACTGCAATACAGGAAGTTAGAAAAGGAGCGTGATGAGCTTTTACAAGAAAATGAAAAGTTAAAAATGAGCATAAGAAAAATAACCAGTGATTTACTGGTTATGGTAGGAGGGGAGTTGAAGTTGTGATTATTGCTTTAAAATGGGCTGCTTTTATATGGATTATCGGATCCATGGGAAGCCTAGAAATTGATAAAATTGGTTTTTTCCAGTTTCTATTACAAATCATTATTGGCGGACTAGTTTGGGTGTGCGCTAATGTGTATGAAAAAGAAAACGCCCGCTAACCGGCAAGCTAAACGGGCGCAGGCAAATTATACCTAAGTTAATTATAGCATGGAGGAGAAATGAAACGCATTGAAATCTTAATAGATGAAGCTAATCCAGATAAAAAGATAGGTATTAGTTATAACAAAGACAGTTTTGAAAATAATGAAGAAGTATTAGCAGTACTCCTTGGTTCAACAATTGGATTTGTTAAAGAAAATGTACCAAATAATAACAAAGTCTTATATCTTCAAGTTTGCATCGGAACCATGCAAACATATCAAAAGCAAATTATCTTTGACGAACAGTATAAAGATATGGATAGTAAAGATCCATTTTATGACATCATTCAAATTTTAAAAAGTAAGGAGTAAACAAATGAATGAAAAACAACAAGTCTTAAATCTAACTAATATTTGTGATGGAAAGTTAGAAGCTGAATTTGAGGAAATGTACAAAGATGCATTACGAAAAATCTCAAAAGGTCAGAAAGCTAAAATCACTATTAATATTGAAATGTTACGAGTTCCAGATACTGATACCATCGTAGAACTTGGTTACAATATTAAATCAACATTACCAGCTATCTCACGTCGTGCTATCGGGTCTTATGCGGACGACTTTACAGTAAAAGTTGATGTCAACGAAAAGCCGCAATTAGAAGTTCTAACATTTAATTCAACTACTGAAAAGAGAGGTTAATACAATGGAAGAAAAATTTAACTTGAATGTACAAACAGAAAATGGTGAAGTAATTATTCGTCATGGTGAAGCCAATGACGTATTTCAATATAACGGATTTAGATATGAACTTAGTAGCGCTGAATCATTTGTTAAAGGTGTAAAAGCTAAGGGAGACCCTAAAACATCTGTTATTACATATTCAGACAAAAAGGTGGTAGCAGTAACAGACTGCACTGTAACAGATCGTACGCAAGACAAAATTGTATACGCATTTCAAAAAAGCGAACAGTTTAAAGAATGGTATTCCATCTTTGGTCTAAGTTTAACGCAAAAAGAAATGCTTGATTTACTCCGAATTCATGAACATGAAATCGAAGATTACGAAAAGCTTTTAATTGCTGTTAGAAATTTCAAATACGTAACACAAACGGAAGGCGATTTTACTCGAACTGATGATGATAACTATGTTATGAGTATCAAAGTAAAAGAAGCTGAAGGTACTTTAAAGATGCCTCGCTTTATCTTTGTAAACATGGTCATTCTTAATGAAAGTCAATTCACTCAAAAAATTGAAGTGCAATTAGACATCATTAAACCTAAAGACGAAGGGGATAAATTATCGTTCAAGTTATCTTGTCCAATTATGAATCGTTATGTTAAAGATGCTATCAAATCTGAAACCGATTCAATTAAATCTGAATTAACCAATTACTTGTTATTGGCTGGTACTCAAGAATAAGGAGCAAATGCATGGGAGAATCAATCAAAATTAATTCATTTGAATTAGAAAATGTAAAGCGTGTTAAAGCTGTTTCTTATGAACCATCACCTAATGGATTAACTATTATTGGTGGAAAGAATGGACAAGGAAAAACATCTATCCTTGATGCCATTGCTTGGACACTAGGTGGTGCAAAATTTGAACCATCTAGTGCGGTGCGTGATGGAAGCTACAACCCACCTAAATTAGAAGTTAAATTATCTAATGGACTAGTTGTTACACGTAGTGGTAATAGCAGCACATTAAAAGTCGTTGATCCAGAAGGTAAAAAATCTGGTCAACGTATTTTAGATGGTTTCATTGGGCAACTAGCCTTAGACCTTCCTAAGTTCATTGAAATGAGCGATAAGGAAAAGGCAAATGAACTTTTGAAATTATTGGGCGTAGAAGACGAATTAAATAAACTTGAAGGTAAACACCAAGAGGTATATGCAAAACGTCATTCTATCGGTCAAATTGCAAATCAAAAAGACAAGTATGCAAAAGAATTAGTCGGTTATGACGAGGTGCCACTTGAACCTATTAGCGCATCGGAACTTATCCAACAACAACAAGCCATCTTATTGAAAAATGCAGAGAACCAAAAGAAACGTAACAACGTTTCAGCCATTCAAGCTCAAATGGTCACCATCAACAACTTAGTTGATGAAGCGCAAAAGAAACTTGAAGAATTGCAAGCTAAGCAAGCTCAATTAGCGGAAGATTACGACATCGCAACAACGGCAGCGAAAGACCTTGAGGATGAATCTACGGCTGAACTCGAGGAGCAAATCAAAAATGTAGATGCTATCAATCAAAAGGTACGTGCTAATCAAGAACGTGCTAGAGCATTACAAGAAGCTGCTGATTATAAAGCAGATTATGATAACTTGACTGGTGAACTTGAAGCCATCAGGGAAGATAAAAATAAACTTCTTGAATCTGTACAAATGCCATTATCAGGATTATCCATTCAAGATGGCGTCCTTATCTACAATGATCGTCAATGGGACTGCATGTCCGGTGCTGAACAACTCAAAGTAGCTACGGCCA